AAGAAATGAAGGGATCTAGATGGAGTAACATCTACGGCTGCTGAGTTAAACATTTTAGATGGAGTAACGTCTACAGCCACAGAAATTAATTTATTAGATGGTGATACATCAGTAGGTAGTTCATTAACATTAGCAGATGCTGATGGTATTATAATGAATGATGGTGGTACTATGAAAAGTATGCCAGCATCAGATATTAAAACTTATGTTGGTGCATCAGCTGGTGGTTTTTCTATAGCTAATTTAGATATAGATGGTGGCACAGATATAGGAGAAGCTATCGTAGACGCAGATTTATTTATAGTAGATAATGGAGCAGGAGGCACTAATAGAAAAGTTGCTGCTTCAAGATTAGTAACATATATTGATGCAAACTCTAGTGCTGCATCAGTAGGAAAAGCAATTGCAATGGCAATTGTATTTGGTTAAAATTAAAGAGGAGATAATATGGCTACACCAAACATCGTAAATGTAGCAACTATTAATGCTAAGAACGCAACTGCTTTATTAGATGGTACATCTAGAACTACAGCGGTTGATGTTGCAGCAGATAAGGTTGCTAAAATAAATACAATTCTTGTTGCAAACGTGGATGGTACAAATGCTGCTGATATTACAATCGAAGTTAGTGTAGATAATGGATCTAACTATGTTAAGATTGCTAATACAATATCAGTACCAGCAGATGCTACCCTAAGTTTCTTAGAGAATCCAATTTATTTAGATGAAACAGATATATTAGCTTTTACAGCATCAGCTGCAAATGACTTAACTTATTTTGTTTCTTACGAAGAATTAGATGACGCATAATAGATAGAATTATAGGAGGCAACATAATTCATGGCTAATGGCGGAATAATAGGACCTGTAAAAGTAATATGCACACCATCTACTGAAGTACATACATTTACAGCAAACGGAACTTTTCAAAAAAGAAACTGTACATCAACAATACCAGAAATAATGGTAGTTGCTGGTGGTGCAGGAGGAGGTTGTGGAGGTGGAGCTTCAGGTGGAGGCGGAGGTGCTGGTGGTTATAGAACAAGCACTTGTGTTTCTATGCCTAATGCATCTTTAGCTATTACAGTTGGAGGTGGAGGTGCTGGTGCTCCAGGTAATAGTGTTCAAGGAGTTAGTGGTTCAAATTCAGTTATAGCATGTGTCATGACATCTAATGGTGGTGGAGGTGGAGGATCACACTTTCAAGATGGCCAATCAATTGAAGATGGTGTAGCTGGAGGTTCTGGTGGTGGAGGTTCTGGTGGTAGTTGTCAAAATGGTGATGGTGGTTCAGGAAACACTCCCCCTACAAGTCCATCTCAAGGAAATAATGGTGGTAATGGTGCTGCATCTCTACCAGCAAAAAGTGGTGGTGGAGGTGGTGGTTCTGGTGGAACTGGTGGAAATGGTTCAGGTAGCACTGGAGGTGCTGGTGGAAATGGAACAGCAAACGATATTACAGGAAGTTCAGTAACATACGCTGGAGGTGGTGGTGGAGCTGCTAGTCCAGGAGGATCAGTGGCAAGCACTGCACCAGGTGGTGGAGGCCGTGGAGGTATAAGATCTGGAGCAGGTGCAACAGCAGCCTGTGCTAACACTGGTGGAGGTGGTGGTGGAAGAGCTTGTGCTAGTAATGGAACTCACACAGGTGGATCAGGAATTGTAGTAATTTCAGAATCAACACCAAAATGTGCATCAGGTAGATGGACATTAAACGAACATTTCGATCAAGTAAAGAATTCAGAATGGATAACAAGAGCAAATGCATCAGTAAATTATTTAGTAGTTGCTGGTGGTGGCGGAGGTGGTGGTCACGCAGCTAGTAATGGTGGTGGCGGAGGTGCAGGAGGTTATCGTGCATCAGGTTTTGGTCCAAGTCCATTACAAGGATCAGCATTAAGTTTAAGTGTAGGCTGTTATCCAGTAACAGTAGGTGGTGGTGGAACTTCTTGTTACAATGCAACAAATGGAAATGACTCAGTTTTTGGAACAATAACATCTGCTGGTGGTGGTGCAGGTAGTAGTGGAAATTCCTCTACATTAGCTCACACTGGTGGATCTGGTGGTGGAGGATCATCAGGAACGTGTGGTGCTGCTGGTAATACACCCCCAACAAACCCACCTCAAGGTAATAATGGTGGAGATGGTTCAGGTCCAAGTGGATATGCTGGAGGTGGTGGCGGTGGTGCTACTGCTAACGGAAGTGATGCAGGGCCAGACAATTATGGTTCTGATGGAGGAAATGGAGGTGCTGGAGCACCTAATACAATTTTAGGACCAGATACTACTTATGCAGGTGGTGGTGGAGGTTTTACTTATTCAAACTGTGCTTGTGCTGGATCAGGAGGTGCAGGAGGTGGAGGAAAAGGTGGAAGAGCAGGAAATAGCCCTCACCCAACTAATCAAGCTGCTGTAAGTGGAACTGCAAATACTGGCGGTGGTGGAGGTGGTAGAGCTGTAGCATCAGCCCCTTTAGGTGGTGGTGATGGTGGTTCAGGAATTGTAGTAGTTAGAGTACCTGCTGCTTATACTTTAGCAGGAAGCCCTTGTGGAGCAACAACATTATCAACTGCTCCAAATGGAGATAAAATAGCTAAGTTTACAGCTGATGCTACATTAACTATAAGCTAAAATTAAATTATAAAAAACTTTTAAGGAGAAAATAAACATGGCACATTTTGCAGAGTTAGAATCAAAAACAGACCCAACTGGTTTTACATCAGATACACATTTGATTGTAAAACAAGTTACTGTTGTAGCAAATGATGTAGAAACTGCAGCTGGACCATTAGGAGAAAATGACATGCATGTTGATGGAGAAACATGGTGTAAAAATTTTTTTAATAAACCAGATACAGAATTTAAACAGACATCATACAACAGCAATTTTAGAAAACAATATGCAGGTATTGGTTATAGATATGATGCGTCTAAAGATAAATTTTTAGTACCACAACCTTATGCATCTTGGTCTTTAGATTCAAGTGATGACTGGAAAGCACCAGTTACTTACCCATCAGTAACTGATGATGGTGAGGATACACCTTCATGGTTTTATCAAATTACTTGGAACGAAACAAAATACAATGCTGATAACACTAAAGGTTGGGAAGCAACTAAGTCTAATGATTCAGCAGAAACACCTACAGTTTACGATTGGAACGGCACAGCTTGGGTATCTTAATAGGAGACTAATTAATGCCTAGACAAAATGGCGGACTCATTGGTAAAAGAAACGTAACTTCTTTTGGGAAGTGTACTATTACAACCAAAACATCTAATGGTAACATAACCACTCAACCAGGAACAAGAGTAATTAAAAGTCTCATAGGTGCTGGTGGAGCTGGTGGTGGAAACAATATGGGTGGTGGCGGAGGTGCAGGTGGAATAAGAGTTTTAGATATAAATGTATGTGGTAATACTGCTTATCCTGCTGTAATAGGTGGTGGTGGTTCAGGAGGAAGTGGGGGTTGTTCTCCAAGTAGTACTGGTGGTGCAGGAACTGATTCAACTTTAACTGTCTCATGTGTGACTTATACCTCTGAAGGTGGTGGAGGTGGTGGTTCAAGAACTGGGCCAAATACTCCTAGTGTTAATGATGGTGCTAATGGTGGCTCTGGGGGTGGTGGTTCTGGAGCAAATTCAGGTTCACCTTTTGCAGGAGGGTCAGGAAATACACCTCCTCAACCTTTTAATTTTGGAAATAATGGTGGTGTAGGATTAACCTCGCCCTTAACGGGAGTTGGTGGCGGAGGTGGTGGTGCTAACGCTGCTGGTGCTGATGCATGTGGCCCAAACAATGTGGCAGGAGATGGAGGAGCTGGGAAAGATTTTAGTTCTGATTTTCCTGGTGTACCAAATTGTGGAGTTTTTGGTGGTGGTGGAGGTGGTGGAGTTCATCCGCCTAATCCTGCAAGTAACAAAGGAGATGGGGGAACTGGTGGAGGAGGTGCTGGTGGTGGCCCTGGATCAACTGGTTCTAACGCAAGTGGAGTAAGTAGTGGTGGCGGTGGTGGTGGTAATAGCCAAGCTGGAGGAAATGGCTCTGGCGGAATAGTTATAACAAAAGAATTAAGTAAAGCAAGTGGTGTATGGAATTTAAAAAGTCAATTTAGAGCATTACAACAAGGAACATGGCCAAGAATTTTAGCTACACCTTTTAACGCAAACTTGCTTGTAATAGCAGGTGGCGGAGGTGGAGGTGTTAGAAGAGGAGCTGGAGGTGGAGCTGGTGGTTACAGATTTAATACTTCATATCCTATAACAATTAATACAACTTATCCAGTTACAGTTGGTGCTGGAGGTGCTGGAGGTCCAACAAATTGTTCTGCCCCAGGTGCTCAAGGATCTAACGGTGTAGATTCTACTTTTAACCCTGGAAGTGCTTTAACTTCTGAAGGTGGTGGAGGTGGTGGTGGACAAGTTATTCCTGCACCATCTGACCCTGGAGATGGGGGAGTAGGTGCTGGTAGACCTGGAGGTTCTGGTGGTGGAGGAAAACCAGTTGGTTCTGGTAACACACCTCCTACTAGTCCACCACAAGGTAATGATGGTGGATTATCAACACCTGATCAACAAAATAGACTCGGTGGTGGTGGTGGAGGTGCAGGTGGTGCAGGTGGTGCTGCAAACAATTCTACACCTACGTCAGGGCCTGGTGGAGCAGGATCTAGTGCTTGGCCAGGAGATTGTACTTTAAGAGCTGGTGGTGGTGGAGGTGGAAACTTTAGTAGTGCTCCTGGAACTGCAGGGCCTGGTGGTGGAGGTGCTGGAGGATCTGGAGGATCTGGTGCTGGCGGAAACGGATGTGCAGCTACTGGTGGTGGTGGCGGTGGTGGTGCTGGTGCTTGTGGTGGAGGTGCTGGTGGTAATGGAGGTGGTGGAACTGTTATTGTAAAAATTCCTTCTGCAGCTTCTTTTGCAGTTAGTGTGACACCAGGTACAAATACCTATACTATTTCATGTGGAGTAGGGACAGCAACATTTACAACTAATGGAACTCTTGTTGTAGAAGATTAATTTGACAATTAGTAAATAATATACCCCTTGACAATTTTAAATAGTAATAGTATAATATAAGGGATATGAATTTAACAAATTATTATTGGTATTTCCAAAGTGCAATACCAGAAAGAATATGTGATGATATTGTACGATATGGAAAATCATTACAAGATCAAATGGCAGTTACTGGTGGGTTTAGTAGAAACGGTAAAAACTTAACTGAAAAAAATATTAAAGATTTAAAAAAGAAAAGAAACTCTAACATTGTTTGGATGAATGATAGATGGATATACAAAGAAATACAACCATATGTTCATCAAGCAAATGCAAATGCAGGTTGGAATTTTGAATGGGATTTTTCTGAATCTTGCCAATTTACAAAATATACTAAAGGTCAATTTTATGATTGGCATTGTGATAGTTGGGATAAACCTTATATTAGAGAAACTGCTAATGATCCATCACATGGTAAAATTAGAAAGTTATCTGTAACAGTTACACTATCAGACCCAAAAGAATATAAAGGTGGTGAATTAGAATTTGATTTTAGAAATTTAGATCCTGATAAACCTAGAAAACCTGTAAAGTGTAAAGAGATATTACCTAAAGGAAGTTTAGTAGTATTCCCCTCGTTTGTATGGCATCGAGTATGTCCAGTAAAAAAAGGCTCAAGGCATAGTTTAGTTATATGGAATCTTGGTTGGCCATTTAGATAAGGAGAATATGAAAAAGAAAAAAACTAAAAAGTTAAAAACAGAATTACAGTTTCCAAAACAATTAGCAAGAGAAGATTTATTTAGTTGCCCTATATGGTATGGTGATGAACCAGGGTTTGTTAATGAATTAAATAATGCATCTGATAAATATATTGAAGAGTCTAAAAAAAATTTAAAAAAATCAATAGATAAAAGAAATAAAAAGTTTGGAAATAAAGGAGACATGGGTCATGTGTTTCATTCAACATCATTGATAGGTGATCCTAAGTTTCAAAAGTTACAAAATTATATAGGTGCAACAGCACATAATTTGTTAATTGAAATGGGATTTGATTTAACAAATTATACAGTATTTATTACAGAAATGTGGGTGCAAGAGTTTGCTAAAAAAG